TATGCCGGCGTATCTCCTGCGGATATTGTCAAGCAATCAGGCGATCCACGAAGCGGATTTGCAATCAGTCTCCAGCATAGCCAAAAGAGACAATATCAGAGACAGTTCGCTCCGGTGTTTCGATTCGGCGATATTCGAACTTTGGAGCTCGCAGCCAAGATCGCTAATTCGGCTTTCGGTTTATCCATGCCGGAGAGCGGGTATATCGTGGAATATTCAAGCGTTCCACTAAGCCCGGAAGCTCTCAAGGCTCAACGTGAAGATATTTTATCAAAAATAAACGCCGGTTTGATGTCTAAGGTGGACGCAATTCAGGTCCTTTATCCGGACTTCACCAGGCAGGAAGCGATCAATTATTTACAACAGATCGAAAACGATCAAAAGCAATTCTAACAAAGGGAAGAACATGGAAAAAGACGGAAAAGATTATATTTTAAAAACTGAAGTAGACCGCATTGTCTCAGAGCGATTATCAAAGGTGAGTAATGACAAGCGCAGCGCGCTTGAGCGTGTGGAGGTCTTGGAAGCTCAGCTTAGCGAACAGAAGGGCAAGATCTCACAGGTGGAAGCACTGAACACACAATTGGCTGGACTCCAAGAACAGCTCAGCCACGAGCGGACGAAATATGATCAGCACGTGACAATCCACCAGCATGGAATTAGCGATCCGGATCTACGTGATGCGGTTTTATGGCAATATGATCGAGCAATGTCCAGCCGAAACAAAAAGGACCGGCAACAATTGAACGATTGGATAGGCAGTCTCAAAGAAAACCCGGACACCATTCCGCAATTGCTCAGGCCACATTTTACCCAAACAGAATCCCCCCAGCCGAGCACGTCAACAAATGGCAGTGCTCCCCAGCCAAGAAACGGTGGAGTGATCCCGACACAAGCTCAAAGAGTGAATCAACCCGAACCGGCGGGTCCGTCCAATCTTTTGGAACGGGCTGGGGACCCAGAATTTTATAATCAAAACAGAGACGCAATACGCGCAGAATGGTATCGACTAAAAAAGAGGTGATTAAATGGCAGGCTTTATGTATGGCGGCGGCGGTGGCGGCGGTGGAATTACCAGCGTCAGCGGGACAACGGGACAAATCAACGCGAATACGGTCGGCGGTGCGGTAACTCTTAGCATGCCCACGGCCGTCACAATCACCGGAGTCCAAGAAGCCGGCGGATTTAAAACGAACGGTGATGAAATATTAGTTGGGCAAGGTGTGACGGCGGCTTTTGAAAAAAACCGCACATTCACTGTCCGTAAACACATACCAATATCAAGCTCAACAGTGGGATCATATGTCGATATTATTTCATGGAGGCCATATCAGGAAGGGACCACAAACGATCCCACAGCCGGATCATTTTGGGGAGCTGTCAGCTTTGAGATTAATTTAACCGGTCACATTTCAGGAATTGGTAATGGATATAGACGTATGGAGGGTGTTGCTTATTATGACGGCTCATCAGCTTCCAGTGCATCAGCCCCAGTAAATAACACGAACGGATCAGTCACCGATTTTCGAGTTAATCGGGTTGGATGGGTTTCATCTTTGCAATACCAAATTTCAGCCCCAGCGACCAATTTCAACGGTATGGCATATGTGGAAATTCATTTTGCACGTGGTGCCGGCAGCGCTGGAAATGCAATTACATGGAACATCACATAATTGGAGATAGAAAATGCCTTATACCGGACCCACAGATGAAAACAAATTGATTTGGGAATTGAACCAGCTCAGAGCACAAAGAGATCAATTATTAAAAGAATCAGATTGGACACAGCTGACCAGCGGAAATCCGCTCAGCACAACAAAAAAGAACGCCTGGAAATCTTATAGGCAGAAGTTGCGAGATCTTCCGGCGACAATTACCGAGCTCAATGATTCCAATGGGATCGACGTAGTTTGGCCGGATCCCCCGGCCTAACCTTCAAGCACTATGTGAAGTGTGACGGTTCCGGATTCAGCACAAGCAAATATCGATCCGGCTTTTCGAATTGAGCTAATTGGGCGCTTAACCTCAAAGAAATTATCCGCTGGACAAAAAGCGTAATTGGTAGTGATTGCTGCTCCGTCAGATGCGCCATTCTGCGCGATCCGTGTGGCGGCTGTTCCACCAATTGAAACCTGTGTGCAGTAATCTGGTAGGATGTATTCTTGGGCATTTGTGCCGACACTGGCGGTAGTCAAAAAATAAGGAAATGAAGAAACAGCAGAAAGATCAATAGCGGCCATGGTAAAAACTCCGGGTTGAATTATTCAGATTCATAATATAATATAATAGTGAATTAAAAAAGCGGTCAAGGTTCGCAACCGTCAACAGCGCAAAGACCACCGAAATAAAAAGACACATTGGAGAAAATAATGTCTATTACTTATGCAGGGTTGGCAGCCGCTGATCTCAGACTTGCTTACATGATTGAAAACGAAGTACGGGCGCAGCTTGCTGACATGGCATCCATACGAAACGCGGGCGTTCTGCGCTACTGCGGAGATCTTGCCGGATCCGGATCAAGCGCTCTTAAATTGCGCTATGCGTCAATTGGATCTAAAACTCCTCTTGATGCAGCAGCCGAGGGCGCGACAGTTGCAGCCACCACGCCGACATATTCGACAGCTACCGTGACAATTGCACGCTCAGCGCTCCGATATGACATCACAGATCTTGCGAACATGACTGGACTTGGACGTGACCTTGATCCTTTTGCGCTTGCTACATCAATGTCAGCCAGTGCCGAAGCTCGATTTATGCAGCTCGTCTGCAATACCTTTTCCGGAGCCACCACAAGCGCCGGATCCACAGTTGCACAATTGACGCTTGATGACTTTATGGATGCGATCTATGCTCTGCAGCTTGCTGACAATGGAGCACGGACAGCGGCTGTCTTGCATCCACGCCAGGTCAATCAGTTGACTGATTCATTGAGATCAGAAAGCAACAATGCGCTGAGTTGGAACCCTGCAAGCTATGAGCTTATGGCAAAACGTGGTCAAGGCTATGTCGGCTCAATCCTGGGTGTGGACGTGTGGAGGTCTTCGCATGTGCCCTTAGACGGGGGCTCGTCCTTTCGCATCGGTGCGCTATTCAACGCCGATGGGGCTAATGGATCTGAATCAGGCGTGGGTTTTGCTCTAGGAACGCCGGCGCCTATTCTTGGTGCTGACTCAGTCCGCCCGGCCGGGATCCCTGTGACGGTTGAATTTGAACGAATGGGTTCTGATGCTACCACCAGAGTGATCGCGAGTCTATATGCAGGCGCAGCCATCACAGAAGACGCAAGGATCGTCAAGGTTCAAAGCCTCAACAGCTAAAAATAATTTGACTGCGAGCCAGCCGGGGAGACTTATTCCCTTTGTTCTTTCTGGCTGGTTCAAGGTCCCCATTTTCAACAAAGGGAGAGTAAAAATGACAGGTCAACCATGGACCGGCGACAATTTCGGTGTACGAGATTCAGACCGGTTGAACATCACACCGAATAAGCCTTTTTATCTTATGCACCATCCGATGGGATGGGAATTTGATGAATTGTTAGGCGAGTTTATGCCTATATTCTCTGAGCTCAAGGAAGAGGCAGGGGTAAACGGCGTTAAACAAACACCGGGCGGGCCGGACAGCCGCGAAGCGCGGGTCAATGCCCAAGACAACGGATACACAATTCTGGACTACAGGCAGATACCGTATCTCACCAGATGGACGACAAAAAGCGGCGGATTTTACTACACAGTCAAATTCACGAAGCCGAAAATTGTGGCCGGCAAGATCTTCTGGAAACAGGACACAGCAGCCTATAACGAATTCAAAAAGAATCTGATTAAAGAAGGGATCATAGATGCCCCGGATCCGGACTGTCTGGCACTTCTGATCGACAGAAAGAGCCGGCACATCCAGCGGTACATAACACAGCAGCACATCCCCGAAATAAAGAAGAAGCTTGACGACATTAAAAGCAGTGTGCAGGCCATGAAAGACGCGGCCACAGGCAAAAAGAAGCGCAGGAGTAAGGCAAATGTCTGATGAAAAAAAGCTAAGAGCTATCCAGCACATGTCTAAAATGCTTATACAATCTCAACGTGAGGCGGGCAATTCCCAAATCACATATGAAGAAGCAAAAAAGGCAGCCATAAAGGCAGCCATCCGCCACGACCGGAAACGGGATCAAAACTAAGGAGTGATCGAAATGGCTAAATACAAAGGTTCAAGTAAATTCGTTATACCACGTCCAATTCTGTACAAGGACGGCGTTAACGTCGAAACCATCACAGTTAATCGCACATTGACTTATCTGGATTCAATGATTCAGCTCATCACCAACAGCACAGCGGGATCATTAAACGTGGTGCTTCCGGCTGAAAAGAACGGGGCCACCTTTTGGATTAAGAATCAAGCTGGATCAGCATCTGCAATATCAGTCAACACCCCAGGCGGATCCGGTGCGGCAGCTTTGGCAGCTGGTGAAACTGTTCTTGTGGTGTGTGATGGTTCCAACTGGACAGCAGTAATTAAGGCTTAATCATGACATTATACGCGCCACGAATACGAATTCACCAGGTCTTAGCCCGAGGAAAGGCGGCATCTGTCACGCTACCGATCTATCGATACGGGGCTTTAGTGGAGCCGTCTTCGGGTACGTATAATCTCGTTGATGAATCCGGTAAAGACGTGATCGCGGCTTC